TTAGTAGTGACAATTTCAACCTTGGTGAATTGAGCACCACGGTTTGCGAAGCCTGTTTCGCCTGCACCAGCATCAAAGATGTTTTCACTTGCTTGTGATGCCTTGCGGATCAAGCGTGTACCGACCTGAATCTTATCGAATTCTGCGGTATTTGAACGCATGACCTGTCTACGACCATCGTTGCCTAGGACCATCTGATCGAACACATAGTCTAGGAAGCGACGGGATTGTTCTGGAAGTAGCACACCGCCGTTCTGAGTTAGTGGATTGGTAGTCAAGTTCTCCATATCACCGCTTGAAGCGAGATCTGAAATGATTGCACCAGTACCAACATTTACTGCGGCAGCGGCTTTATTAATTGCGTCACTCATGCTTTTCTTTGCACCTCTCTTTCTGTTTTAAATTAGTTAAATACTTCTGCGGAACTGAGGAAGCGTCCGCCCCATACTGATTTCTTCATTATGGGATGCTCTGGGATACTGGATTCCAGTTCACCAGACTTCTTAATTGCCGTTTCTTCTTCTACTGATTCGACGCGATTTGCGATTTCAACGGTAGCAGAGTTAAGATCGGCTAAACTTTTGGTGACCTCTTCATACTTGGACTGAAGTTGACCAAACTTTTCATCGACTGCCTTAGCAAGTTCGACTACTGCGCTGGAAAACTTTTCAAGTGAATCGGTATTTGTTTCTACAGACTTATTAATTGTCTCTTCTACGAAGGACTTAATATCGCCAAGGGCCTTCTCCATATCAAAAACTTCAGAGGGAGTGTCGGCAGCAACTTCAGCATCGACATTATCTGACTTAGCCATTGCAAGAGCCTCAGTAACTACGTCCTCTACAGTTTCTTCTACTTCAAACTCTACTTCTTCAGAAGTTTCGTCTGTTGCCTCGGCGGTGTCAAGTTCTTCATGGCTCGTTTCGTTGTCAGCCATTTCAACACCTCCTTCTCGTTTTTGTAAAGTCAGTTCATTTTCCTCTGAATTATCTGACTTTTTCGTTGACAATGGGTGACCCTTTGGCAACAAATCTGTGTCATATGGCCTGTTTTTGTATTTACCTGATTCTACCGCCTTCAAGAATCCTTTGACTCTTGCACACGCCCATTCCTCAGGAGAAAAGTCATTCGATCCAGCAGCAGGATTACTATTAAATGCTGCCACGCCGCGCTCAAAAACCTTACGCAGCGTATCGAATTGTACAATTCTAGAATCAACATTACCATATTTTTCATTATGCTTAGAGATAAGATCGTTTAATTCCTGAATATATTCATTGGAAATTGATTTTTCTATCTTTCTCTTAGCCGAAACTTTAAGTTTAATTAGTTCAGAAACGTCTTTTGTTACAACAGTTTCTGTTGGTCTAAATGCATTGCCATGCGTCTTATAGAGTCTTACTGCCGCCTTTGCATTCTCTAAAACGTCTACACGACCTTTTATTAGGGTGCCATCGCCTTTAAATACTACATAGTCTCCAGACTTAACTATTCCATCATCTCTACGGTACATTCTCTTCTTTTTGCGAGGGGTCTTAGGAATACCGCCAGGAAGTCCTTGCTGTGCATTGCGAGCAGGAGTATTCTCGCTAGTTATTGTTTCTTTATTCATATCATCGTCATCATCAATATCATTGTCCATATCATCGTCCATGTCGTGCATCTTGCCTTCAAGACTTGATATCCTTCTGAGGGTACTCATTTTATGCCCTACTTTGGTGTCTGTCGCCGCCCAGCCATCGGCACCCTTTCTATAAACAGTAATAAGAACTGCAGGGTCACCCTCTTCTGCGTTAATGGTAAAGTCAGAGTCAGGGACGTTAATAGAACCAGTTCTTGAAATTCTTGTAATCTTTCCTCTTGCAGTTCCGCCGCTAGAGTTCCAGGAAACAAAATCGCCAACTCTTAATGAGTCGGCTTTGGAAAGGAAGTTATCTACCAGTTTTCCTATCTCCTGGTTTTTATTTACATCTGCTGATTCTACCCAGCCAACATCTGTCATATCATGCTTGCAGGATGGGCATTTTAATGATTCAGCCTTTTCTGTTATAGCAATTTTGTCTGTGTGACACCAGAATACATTTTCGGTAGAAAATTCAGTAGCCATACCTGAAGTAACAATATCGTCACCAAGTTTTTGAATAGAGAAGATATTTGCAAATTGATTAGCAGGGCTATCAACTAGGGATAATTCCATGAGTTCATATTCTTTTACTACTCTTAGGGCTCCATTATCTGAGTCTTGGTCGTCCATTTTATTTTCGTAGTCTACGATTCTTCCGCCAATGGAAAAGCCTGTAAGAGTACCATCTAAAACCATTTGCCAGATATTTTCAGCGCCTTTTGAAATGTATGCATCTACAAATATACCGCTGTAAGTGTTCCCACTTTCCTTGTCATAGAAGGAGTTTTCTCTAAAAGAAACAACCTTTCCAGCAGGAATGGGTTGATGCATTAAACGAACGTTTCCACGAAAATTTTCGAATGCTTTGCGAGATGCATCTGATAATAAAATATCCCCTTGACGGTCGATGTTATCAAGGGTAGCGAATCCACTAACAATTCTGCGCTCTTCATCGATCTTAGCAATGGGCATAGTAAGACGCAGATTGTCTCCGTCTACGTCAAAATGCGCTTTGTTAATATCGACCATAACACTTCAATTATATTATATCTAACCTTATTATTGTTGCTGTCTTCCGTCACCCATTGTTGCTCTGGGCAATTCTCCACCGTCAGACTCGTTAGCCTGACGATTTTGATCTCTTACTCTGTTCCTAGTGGTTTGAGCAGTCTGCTCTGCGCGAGCCTGAGCATTAAGAACAACTGGAGTATCACCGCTAGGTAGTGTTGACATTCCAAGTCTTTCACGAACCTCATTCGGAACAATTACCTGCATTCTCAAATATCTTTCATCGATCTTAGATCTTGTTTCTTCATCTGTAAGAGTAAGTTCATTAAACTCAAATTTGAAAGCATCTGTTTTCTCTTGAATAATTTTATTAATTTTCTTTTCTAATGAATCTTGAGCCGGGCGACATACCTGTTCTTTGAAGGTTCTGTCTGCTTCTCTCGCCGCTGCTAGACCTACCCCTTCTGCTGCTCCAACTTTAGATGCAGGAACACGATGAGCCATAAGAATTTCTTCTTTATTCATCTTCTTATAGTTGTTGAATGAAGAGTCTTGAATGCTAGTTTCAATTGGCTCCATCTTCATTTCTACTTTTCTTTCAGGGGTGTCGGCAGGAAGTGGAATAACCACGGTCCTGTGGCTTTGTCCTCTTAGGTTTCCCTGGAAGAATTCAAACAGTCTCTCCTCCGCGCTCCTTGACATTTTGGCACCTTTAAGCCAGAAAATATATCTAGGAACGGCTTTATTCTCAAAGTACTCAAGGTTGAAGCGAGAGGCAAATTCATTTCCCGCCATTGCGTTTTTCGCCGCAACAATTGCTGGAAGGCCATAGTAAGTATTTGTTGGAGTGTAATTTTTGATGTGAATAATCTCGTTTGGCCTTGGATCGTTGGTGATTGGATTCTTCTCTTCACCCTGAAAGTTGCGGAAGAATACAGCCTTACCATTGACAATTTGTACGAAACCATCTCTTAGTCTACGCACTCGCATTGTTGGGGCTGGAATGTGACCAATATATCCAATTTCGCCAGTAGTTTTTCTACCTATTTCGATATAGCCATTTCCTGTAGCCTCTGCGTCAATGTACGCCTTCATTAAAGTCATTGTAAGAGTATCATCATCGTTTCTGGTTTCTAGCCAGTCAATCACTCTTGCTTTTTGTCTAGACAGGTTTCTGCGAACGCGACCCAACTCTTCTGGATCTGATAGAGACTCAATCTTTTCAATAACATTAAGGGTTGGCACTAAATCGTACCCCAGGCCAACAATATTCGCTACCTTTGCGTTGATGGCTGCATAGTTTGGAGCAGAAAGTTCATAGATTTTAGCGAGGGCTGCTTGGTTGTATAAAGGCTCAACAACATCAAAAATTCCATACCCATACTTGTCTGGAATAATCTGCTTTGATGTAGCATCGTCGCCTGCGTATACATTATCATCAGCCGT